GTGGTTACAGGATCGTGCGTGAAAGCTATCTCTAAACAAGGTAAGATTCTCATAACATGTACGCATCTCGTTAACGATGGTATTCAAATCACCGATGGCACAAAAAAATTTACAATCAAAAAGAGTGATTTTACACACGTTCCTACTTGCCCTGATGGAGATGGATACTCTTGGTGTCCAGCACATAAATACCAATTATCTGGTGGTGGCCTCCCTATCGGAACTGTTGAAGTTGGAAGACAAATGGCTATTAGGTTAATTGGTCGTTTCGATGGTAACCCAAAGCATGGTACTAGTGAAGCTATTAGGTTCAAGGATGAAATCTCCCATAGTGTCACAACTATTAAAGGTATTTGTGGTTCTGCGATTATGAGAGGAACTGAACTCATAGGAATTCACAATCACACTCACGGTGATTCTAAAGCTGGAAGCAACAACATGGCCCTCTACGTGGGCGCTCTCGCAAAAGGTGAGAAAAAATAGAGGGGGTTGGATCTCCCCCTAAAACAGTCCCTCGTCTTAATATTGGTGGTACAGCCCGTTACAATTTTAGGAGTATGCGATTCATCGGATGGATTCCGAGCGGACACAGCTTGCCAAAGCTGACTAAGATCAAACGGCCTGTATCTGTCTGGTTTGGGGTCATACCATCAAACCAGGAAAAGATTCTCGCTCTTGAAGATTCAAAATACTCAATAGCCACACCTTCTTCTCAGAATATGGATTTTTCTTATCAATCCCTCGATTTTGTTGGTCAGTGGTCGTTCTCAAAAAGCAACACATTTAAGCTTGCTTTGGATTTTCTCGAGACTGATTATATCACTCCATTTGATACTTTCTTTACAAGTGATGAAGAATTCATCCCGGACTTGGATCTTTCAACCTCACCAGGTTTTCCTTACACTCTTATGGGTTTTAGAACTAAACGTGATCTCTTCCAATCTCCTTATTGGAAAGAGTGGCGCGAAGAGCTCAAGAAAGAGATTGTTATTTACAACACATCTGGTAAGGTTGAGATCAAAGAAACCGATCTTGTTAAAAAGAATAAAATCAGGCTTTTTGCTATACCTCCTGCGCACTTGCTCATGTCGCAGTTGAGATTTGGAAAAGGTCACTCATTGTCGATAAAGGAATATCGATGGAGTGCATATGGTTTTAACCCCTATTGTGGGGGTGCTAATAATATGGCCCAAAGGCTGTTATCTAAACCTATAAGGTTGTTTTACGACGTATCTGGGTGGGACAAGTTTTTACCTGTTCTGCCTTATATCTACGCTCTCATTCGTAAGAAAATACCTGAAGCTCACATTCAAGAATTTAACTGGATGGCTGATAATACATGCACCCAAAACCTTAAGACGGTTTGGGGAGAAGTGTATAGTCGCCCCTATGGAAATGCGAGTGGTACAGGTACTACAACCCGTGATAACATTCTGGCCCATGTTATTATTTTGAGCGATGCGTTAATCAAGGCTTATTATGCCAAATTTAATTCGTATCCAAGCGTTCAACAGATCAGAG